TTCTGTAATAACTACTGCTTTGTATTCAGGTCCTAAGTATTTACGAATTTCTTCTTCAGTAAGTCCCATATCATATAATTTTTCAGCAGAAATATTACTAATTCTGATCATACCTTCATTAAAAATGATTTTACTTGCAGGATAGTCTAATATATCTTGTAAACTTACTTCACTAATTCTAATTTTACCACCTACTCCAAAGCGATAAGTTCTGTTTTGTGTATCCTTTAACCCAACTGGTTGTTTTGAAATATTCTCTAAAACAACTGTTCTCTCATTATTCATATACTTCCTCCTTTAAAATTGTAAAAAAAATTAAGAGAGAAGGGTCACACGACCCTTTCTCATGTATTACTAAAATACTTAAATTACATACTTGGATTGTTGTCTAATTCAGTATTTCTGTAGATTCCCCAGTAGTTATTAGCAACTACAGCTACGTCAAACATATGTTGAGCAGAAACTTCGATTGATCCATCTTGTAATCTTTGTTCGTCGATTAAAGTTCCTCCTTCAATACCAATTTTAACTGGTTTTTCTTTTCCAGCTGGCATAATGTATGCATATTGGTCATCAACAGTTTTAATAGTATTACTTTCGTCTTCGAATGATTGACGTAATAATACTACGTTAGTTCCTTTGTAACGTCCAACGTATCCTTGTTCTCTGATATCATCATAATCTCTTAATGATGTAACAGGGTTTGCATCTCCAACCCATCCTGGTTGATTGAATAAATATGAAGCGAATGCTTTAGTACAATAAATTGTAACACTGTCTCCATAAGCTTCTACAGCAGTGATAATTTTGTCAAATTCTTTTGCGTCGAATCCAGCAACTACAGCTTTGTTAGCTTCAGGTCTGTCTTCAGCGTCAATAGCAGCTTTTAATGCTCCTTGTACTGTGTTGTAAATACTATCTGATAATCCTTCAATGATGATATCCATTAATTCAGACATATCAACACGTCCAGCTAAGAAGTCTCCTAATTCTAAGATAGCTGCACCAGCGTATACTCTAGGACTCATAGTGATATCTCTAGTATCTACGTTGAATGTACGATAAGTTCCGTATTCTCCAGCAACTGTAACGAATCTTTTACCACGTGTAACACCTGTTCTTTGTTTGAAAACTATTTTTTCTCCAACATTTACATGTTGAATTTCAGCGAATGAACCAAATTGAGCGATTACTTTTTTAGGAACAACAACATTAGCGATTTCTTCAATAAGTTGGAATAAAAGATTTTTATTAGCTCTGTAATAAGAGTAATTATTGAATGCTTTTAATTCTTCTCTTAAAGTTTCATTAACGTCGTTAAGAGTGTATTCTGCTGGAATGTTTTCTTTAGTTGCAGCAGCAATACCTAATTCAATTAATTTACTTAATTCCATAATGTCCGTCCCTCCAATTATTTGATAACTCTATAAGTAGCACCAATTGTGTTAGCAGGAACAGTGTCCATTGCGCTACTTTCAATAACCATGATTGTATGTTCACCGAAATCGAAAGTTTTACCTTTTTCTAATTTTTCAGTAATAATTCCTTTTCCAGCTTCATAATCAAAGTTAGTTGTAAAGATATCTCCTGTAGTTAATTTGTAAAGTCTTGGTAAATAAGCTTCACCAGCTATTTCGTAATCGTCGTTTACTTGGTAAATAAAGTTTTCCATTCCTGTTCTTCCATCTTCGTATCTACGAGGATTTGAGAAATGTAAGTACATAGCATCAACACATGTTCCATCAGCATATTCTTTAACAATAGTGTTGTCTTCAGCTTTAACGAAAACAATAGCACCATTTTCTAATGAATAGTCATCATCTGCAAAGTCTTCTCCTAATTTGCATTGTGCTTCAATTTCACCAGTTTTTCTACTAGCTACTTTATTTAATTCAGCAACAGCGTATTTAGGACTTTTTGCTAAAAAGTTTGCCATATAAAATGTACCTCCTATTATTTATTTGCCTTGTGGCGTTTTACTAAATCCCAAGCACTGTTTCCAATATCATTGTTATCAACATTAATGTTTAAACTAAAATTAGATTCAGCTTCCTCAGGTTCAGTAGTGTCTTCAGCAGATAATTGTTCAACTAAAGCTTGACCTAGTTCATTCTTAATTTCGTCAAGTGAACGTTCATCTACTTCGTTGGTTAATTTTTCAATTAACCCTTCGTCCTCTATTTTAGTAGAGAATTTGTGAATAATTTCTAATTTTTCTTGTTTAGTATATTTGTTTAATGAACTTAAAGCGTCATTATACTTGTTTTCTAGTGATTCGTATTTTGCTTTATAATCAGCTAATTCAGCTTCTAGAGCTGCATAATCCTTTTTGTCACCACATGAGTTTTTACAAACACAAGGGTCTTCACCACAATCTGGACAAACATGTTTTTCATGTCCATCTTCTTTTGCAGCTTTGCAAACGCAAGGATTTTTTCCGCATTCAGGGCATGCTTCTTCTAACTTCACTTCTTTTTCATGATTGTCAAATTCAGCATTCTCTTCTGCATCTTCAACAGTTTCCACTACTTCAGTTTCTTCTTCATTGTTTTCTTCAACAACTTCTTCTTCAACAGGAGCTTCTTCTACTGCTGCTTCTTCAGCAACAACAGGTTCTTCTACTGTTTCAATTACTTCTTCAACTGTTTTTTCAACAGGAGCTTCAGTAACTTCTTCAACTGGATTGGTAGTAACTTCTGGTTCTACAACTGCAGTAATATCATCCATAATATTTTTACCTCCTTCATTATTTTTATGTGATTCTTCAATGTATGCTGCGTAAGCGCTAACCATACTACTAAAAGCAGTAATGAATTGAGCGTCTTCGAAACATGGTTCTACATCGTCTCCTAGTACCGTAATACCAGCAAACTCTGCGTACGTAATTCTATAGTAGGTTTTATCACCCATTCTTTCAAATGTACCTTTCATCGTATTGGCATTTAATTCCATTGATAAATGTTTTTCATTTTTAAGAATGCCCTCTGCTTCCTCAAAACGTCCATCCCAAATAACAACATCTACTTCAAGATATTCTCTTGAACTGTCTTCTTGGGTAACCCAACGAGGATGAGGATCTAATGGAACAAATCCGAAAGCACTAGGATTATCCTCGTGACCTTCAAAATCACCAGTTTCATAATTAAAAGTACCAATTACAGGCGTACCTGGAATTGTTGAAGCTAATTGCTCAGCTGTTGCACCTTCAATTATTGAACGGTTACGATTAATTCCTTTATAGAATATACGAGCTCTTCCCATTGAAAAAAGACTATTGATTTTTTTAGGCGTACCTAATAAATCAACTGAAAAGGTAGCATACTTATGTAATTCATTCATTGTAGCTCCCTCCTATAAACTCGCTTCCTTCGTTATAGTAGAGTCTTGCTTTTCATTATCATCCAATTCTGGACGGCCATTCTTTTTATCACTGGCTTCTTGTGCTTCTATTATACCAGTTTTGGTTGTTTTACCAACAAGTCTTGGGTCGGTTTTAGGACTCATGGTATGCGAACTTTGTAGGGGAACAAGTCTGCTGTCCAAATCAAGAATGTCATTTTCAAACGTTGTAAGTGATTCTATATAACGTTGTTTAACTCCCAAAGCAACTTGTGGGACAATTTTGGAAAATCCATATTGCGCTCCCTCAAGATAACTTTTCATCATTTCCTCTCTATCCTTATAGGAGATGTCCAAAAATGAAAATACAAATTTGCTATTTTTTATGATTTTTTTCTTACAAACTGTACCTAAATAAAAGTTAAACCAAACACCGATTTGCTCACGTAGTTTCAACATGTATACAGCATCACGTCTTTGTGATTCTTTTAATGCACCGGCTGTTGTAGAATTAAATAATTCTTTTGACACACCAGCATCATTATAGAATTGGTCATAATAAGTTTCAAGAAACTCATAATTTTTTGTGGCATCACCAGTTTCACCAAGTGATAACACATCTATCTCTTTAGCCAATGTAGTAATAGCATCAACATTATTCTTTTTAGAAGCCACTGCTTTTAAATTCTTATGGAATTCAGCAGCTAACTCTAAATCAATTTCTGGATTACCTTCCTTATCAATGTCAATTAATTGAACTAATAATTTAGTTAAGTTAGTCGCAATATAATCATCTTTAAGAGGTTCCAACATTTGAATACGTGCTATTTCTTTAATTAAAAATGCAAAAGGTGGTCTACCATCACTAGTTGTAAATGCTATACCATTTTCAACTGGTACAATAAACCATTGATTGACTGCTTTTCCACTTTTATATTCTTTATAAGCTGCACGTATAGCTTTAGGATATTGTTTTAATACTTCTTCTATTGTTAATAAGTTTCCTTTTGTCATTTCTGCCATTGCAGCATCAATGAAAGTTAAATCAACTGCGAATATATTAACAGCTGGAGTTCCAGCAGTTCCTATAATTTTACAGTAATCTGTAGGAAGCTTAATTGGTTTATAATATGAAGTAGCTCCCTTTTTATATTCTTCATTATAATAAAAAGTTTGTCCTTCAATTAATAAATCTAATAAAGCTTGACAAGTAAAGCGTTCTACTTGTATATCTTCATCTAATGTTCTTAGAGCTGCGTTATAATCTTTCATTAATTTCTTTTTATTAGCTTTACCATCTAAAAAAATTGGTGAAATAATATAAGAATTATAATAGATATAAGCAAAGTATTCAAGTAAACGTCTATAAAGTGGGTGTCCAAAATAAATACGAGAAAATTTACGCCATAACATAACATCTGTTATAGGAGCCTTAATAACATCTATAGGTCTAATTGGAGCTATTGCTCTACGACCTCTTGTTAATAAATGTCCTTGAGGTATTTCAATTGTTCCGTTTTTAACTTCGGTTCCCATAGCTTGAATAGATTTTCTAAATTCTGCTAATTGTTCTTTTGTATAAAGCTTTAATTTTTCATCCATCGCTACACACCTCCTAGTTTAAAAAGTTATATTGAGCCTTACTAGTATCTCTACGAGCCTTGCGTCTTTCTTCTTCTTCTATTAAATTAATATAATATAATCCATATACAAAAGAAGAAACCAAGTCTTTTCGAGTATGGCTATTGATACGAGTTAGCACTATAGTGCTGTTAGTGTCTAAACCAGCTTTCAAATTAGCCAATTGATCTTGTAGTTTTGTTGTTTGTACATAAGGTATTAAGCGTGTAGCTTGTTTTACCGGGCTCATTTTTAATCACGATTTATAACGACTAAAGTATCTGCGTGCTTGTCGCTCATTTAATAGTAGAGAAATACGTTTTAGACTTAAAATTATGTGTGCATTTGTATAAATTTCACTATTTAATGTACGATTTGCCTCAATTCCGAACAATTTTCGCACATTTCCACGTTTTTCTGTGGCAGAATACTTAGTTTTATTCAAAAAACCGTATGGTTGATAATAAATACCATTTATCTCTTGCTCATCAATCATATAATCAGCAAGTCCAGCACCATTACCATTAATATCCATTACAATAGCTTTAAAATCAAAATCTAAATCTAATTGTTTTAACATTGCAGCCTGATCTCTAAAATGAGTACCATTTAATAATTTTAAATTTACTAAATGAATTTTATATCTTTCTCCATCTGTATAAACTTTAAATATTTCTGCAACAGTTTGGTCGCCTTCAAAACGCGCAACGTCGACTGCACATACATAAAAACCATTAAACCC